GCCAGGTTGAGCGGGTCACCCACTCCGTTTACGCCGTAGTTTGCCGAAAACTTCGCCAGAAATGTCAATGTGTCCGGGTTTTCTGCCGGCGACACGTCGATTAGTTGCAGTGAAATCATTGTTTTGTCCTCTCTCGGTTGAAATCGGTTAGTTCCAAAACCACTGAGCTAGCCCGCTATCCCGGCACATACGCTGGAATCGCGCTGGCTCAGCCTGCTTCTGGCGCATCAGTTCGGCAATGATGTTGTCTTCCGCGGCCTGGCCTTTCGTGGCATAACCTTCCAGAATCGCTGGATTGCTGCGCTCCACCCCGGCCGTCGCCGCACTTTCATAACAGGTCGGGATCCAAACGTCTTCGTGCGTGCACAACAGGTCATCGTCAGTTACCAGCATCTGCGGGTTGAATTTGCCGGTGACCTCAATGTCAATCGGCTCGTTCACGGGCGTGATTTCAAGTTTGTTGCCGATCATCGAATAGTAAAGCGGACCACCCAGTCCATTGGAGTTCATCAGGCTTGGGTTTGTGTGCGGCAAGGTGCCAATGTTTCTGATCTTGAAATACCGTTGCACTGGAACGCCGGCAGGCTTGACCCAAATCTCCATCACATCGAAAAGCCCGGCGAGCAGTGCAGGTGGGTTCTGCTGAGCGACTGGCTGGCCAGCGAAAGCGGTTGCATTCTGCCACTTGTAAAGGCTTGTGGTGCCGGCCGGAATGTTCAGGATCGGCACCACGGCAGTCAGATTCTTGGCGCTGGCGTTCTTGATGTTCAGGTTTACCGCGGCATAGGTGATGTTGAGCAGCGGCAGAATATAGCCGCGCTTCACCCATTGGCCCTTTGGGTCTCCCAAAAGCGCCTGAATCTGCCCAATTGCGTCGCCAAGTCTCATCATTGCGTCTGACCTTTATGCTCCGGCTGGTTGTGCCGCGGGCTTTTCTTTCTTCGTTTTTGTGCCGCGGCCCTCGAGCTTTTCGCGCCGCGCGCGCCGCTCTTCCATTACCGCGAGCACCTCTTCGAGTTTTTCTTCAGGCAGGACTTCAAGGAAGGCCATCGGTACCACCTTGCCCGCCATAAAGGCATCGAAGGCGTCATATGGTGCGTTGCAGTTGCGGCAGAAGTAGGCATCCGGAGAGGGCTGCTGAGTTCCGCACTGCGGGCAGGGAAGCAGGGTTTTCATCTCCCCAGTTACTGCCAGTTTGGCGGTGGTCCACTCTTGTAGCTTTTCCTTCCAGCCCATCTTCACAGCGAAGCGATCCCAGTCCCGATGGGTGTTGGTCACCATCTTGCGGCTGACAATATCCTGCTCGTTCCAGAGCGCGTCAGCCTGCTGAATGATCACGTCGCAGTAATTGCGCTGCGTTTCGAAAATCCGTCCAAGTTCATCCACGAGCAGTGTCTCGCGCAGACGGTAGCTGTAAACAGTTGAATCCGACAGCAGGACACGTTCCGGAACCCAAATGCGGCCGCCGGTCTTGGCCAGGTTCGCCGCGCTCAGCGTGTGGGGATTCTGATCGAACATCAGAATGCCGCCCATCAGCTTGTTGTCCGGCGAGTTGTACTGGTTCCACAACTCACAGGCGATCGAATGCGGAGAGAACATGCGCGCCTGGCAGACCGGCATATCGATTGGCAAAATACTATCGGTCTCATGCCCGGTCACCGTCGAGTAAAAAGTGGGCTCCTTATCGGGCTTTCCTTCGCCGACCATCGGGCTCGCGATGTATTGGTAATGACCTTCGATCCACCGGCCCATGAAGGGAATGTCGAGGTGGTGGTGTTCGCTGGCTCCAGCCTTCTGCACGCGAAGGTTGAGCTGGCCTTCAATCACCAGGTCTACTGGGTTGTAATTGACGACGGTGCAGGGGCGAAGCGGCCCGGTAATCCTGCCGTCTGGTCCTTTCATGGTTTCGGTTTGCATCCGGCGAATCAGGTCGAGCAGTTCTTTCTGGCGCTTTGTGGCGGCGCGGCCTACCTTGCCGAGCTGCGTTGAACGTTCGGGCAAACCAAGCATTGCTTGCGGAACGCTGATCTGTATTACGGGCATTTCTTCTGGCATTTCCTTATCTCCTGAAACGGGTTAGTTGCGGCTTTCGCCCCAATCCTCACTTGCGCCAAAGTGGCCGTTCAGGCCCGCTGCGGCGGCCATCCTATCCCTCGCCTGCTGCGCCGCCAGGCTGGTTGACTTCCAAACCTGTTCGAGCGACTCCTCGGCCGCGTTGATCTCGCGCTCCAGAGTTTCCTGCGCACGCTGGCGCTCGGCGATCTCTGCCGCCATCTCTGCCCGGATGTAGGCCTCGATGTCGCGTGGATTTTCGCGCTGCATCCGCATGTAATCGCGAATGGCTCCGCGCAAGTCGCCGGCGGCGTCCAGTGTCGCCCAAGGTCCGGCCACCATGAAGTAATCGCCAGAGGCGGGAAATTCCTGCACAAACAACGGCGTGTCGGGATCTTCCGCGCGGTGCGACTTCCACTCCCAAGCTCCGCCCCAGATTGAGGGGCCGAACCAGCGCTGCAAAATCCAGGCTGATGGGTCCGTGCCCTGATACCGCGGCAGTTGATACCGGCCGCCCTGAATGCGGTCAATGGTTACTTTGCCGTCGCGGATGATGTCCTGCTCGACCCCGTGCGCAAAGTGGCGCATGGTTCCCTGGCAGAGGATCCGGCAGTCACCGGCGCGCACCAGCCGCCACATCGCGCGACCGTGCGGCGTCAGGCCGCCATACTCGATCAGTAGCGTCCGTACAGCGCGCGGCGTCTTGCGTTCGATCTCATCGAGAACCATCAGAGCCCCAGAATCTTTCCAGCACCCGGACCTTTTTCGTCAGGTTCATCGTTGACGTGCATATCCTCGTGATGTTGCCAAATTGCAACAATTATGGCTCCTAATAGAAGCAAAGCTGTTGAACTAGCCCAGATGAGTAAACGAATCGAAATATAATCTCCCCATGTAATCGGCGTGTTCATACTTGGTAACTCCTTAAAGTTCGCCCGGCCCATCTCTGAGCCGGGCGGCCTGCTCCGTTTAGTCAGCGGCAGCTTAGAGACTAAGTGCCGGCGGCCATGACCGGGTTGACATACAGGTTGTAGGTGTACACGTGCGCCCAGGGGAGCTTCGTGTAGAGGTTGTAGGCGTCCTGAAAGAGAGCATCGCTCTCTGAGGTTGCCTGGCCGCCTACCGTGCGGAACCACCAAATGCCGTCCAGAGGGCCGGGAATCATTCGCTGGCTTCCGGGGTAGCGCACCTTGCGCAACTGGCCTTCGGCGATGTCGTAGAGCTTGTCTACGCCCGCCATCGAGTCGGTCAGTACTTCCTGGTTGCCGATCATCCAGGGAGCGTTACGCGGAGCCGCAATATCCGGCTGCTGAACCTTTGCGTCGGTGACCATGAAAGAGGTCTTGGCAAAGCCCAGCAAGCGGGCAGTGGCGCGCTGCACGTAATGCGTGTAGTAGAAGCGCTTTTCCTGCGCCTGATCGGAACCCAGTGCCTGATTTTGGCGCTGGTTCATCACTTCGATGATGCCCAGGGTAAGAGTCGAGCTTGCGTTGACGCTCGGCGACTGCACATAGGCGACGGTGCGCGAAATGCCGCAGTTATCGCCAACCTGCGAGTTGGAGATCAGATACTGCAAGCCCTGCGGGCCGAGTGGTGCCGCGGAGGCGTAGTTGAGCGGAATGAACTGGCAACCGGCCGCAGTGCCAACCGGCACGTTGTCAAGAGTTACGGTGTCAATGCCGCCGCCGGTGGAGTTCGACTTCGCCAGAATGGTGACCTGGCCGAGGACGTTGAAGTTGGCGTCGGTCAGCTGATAGGCGTTGTTCAAATCCAGCAGCCGGTTGCCGTAAGGCACATTGGCCATCTGAACAACAACGCCGCCGGCGTAGCTCGCGTCGATCACGCCGAGCAAGCCCTGGTTATAGCCCTGGGCCAGCGCGTTGCGGGTGTGCGCAAACTTATCCTTCACCTTCGCCAGCATCCTGGCAATCGGCTTGGCGATCGTCAGCCGGTCGGTTCCGGCGCCTTCAATGCGCTGCAGCAGTTCGGTGCGGGCGATGGCGATCAAACCGCTGACTGGCACCACAATGAACTGGTTGTATCCCGGACCGTTGCCTGTGATGTAGGGGCCGCCGTCGGGATCGTTGCCGGCAAACTGTCCACCCACGTCAAATTCAATGGGGTGCCGGTACTTCTCTTTGCCCATATCCCTGGCCGTCGCCTTCTGAAAGCGGCGGTCAATTCCCTGGTCCAGGTTCTGGGCAGTCTCGATGTTCTCCTCGACCACCTGAAGCATGATCGCGATTTGAGCCTGCGCTGTGCTGTTATTCGGAGCTGGCATGTTATTGTTCTCCCAATCTGGCCCACTTTCACCAGTCGCTATTGGGCGCTTCCCGGCGTTGCGTCAACCACTCTAACTCAAGCGGTAACGGTTGAATGCGAGCGGGCTATGCTTTGCCCGCGCGCATCTTCTCTTTTTGTTCAACCAGCATTTCAAACTTCTCGGTCCGGCTTGCCGCCAGATACTCTGGATTCTTTTCGAGTGTCGCGAGTGCGGCGTTCTCAAGTGCTTCCCCAATCAAGACTGTCGGCGGTGAAGGTGCTCCGCCGCTCTGTGGTTCGACCCGAGCCACGGTTGCGATTTTCTGCTGCTTCTCCTGGCTCTTGCCGCTCATCTCGCGGATACCGTTCTGAATCCGCGTGACGTGAGCATTAAAAATATCGGGCAAATACAACTCGCGCAGCCGGGCATTCTCGGCGTTGCGCAGAGCTTCGGTCTGCGGTCCCGGCGGAAGAGCGGCAAGCTCTTGCTTCTTGCGCAGCACGCTGGGAATCGAGTCGCATTTGCGGTTGAACTCCTGCGCAACCAGTACGCCAAAGGCGCGCGCCTGGGTTACCTGGCCGGTGACTGGGTTCGTATACTTCTGCTCCAGCACTACGTCGGGGATGACCTCGCCGCGCTCGCGCATCGCCTTGAGGGTGTTGTCGATGTACTCGCCAACCCCATTGCCCCAGTTCGTATTGATTCTGGACTCAAACTCGGCGCGGGCCTGAACGCGGGATGCCCGCGTGTTGGTCTGCTTGTTCTTGTTCAGCTCAGCCTGCTGGACTTTGAGTTGCTCCTGAAAAGCCTTCTGGGCTGGCGTGGCATCGGGCGGAAGTTCCGGCAGAGCGTTTTCCGCGTCCTCTTGGCCTAGCAGTTCAGCCACATATTCGAAGGCCTTGATCTTGTAATCGGTGTCTTCGAGCAGGGCCTGGTCCGCGGCTTTGGCCTCTTCGCTGGGATAGACTCCGGTCTCAACCTTCGCTTTAAGTGCCGCCAGGGATTCTTTGGCATCCTTAGTAAAGCCAGTCAACGCTCCGGTGGTCAGCTTGCGGCTCAGAAAGTCGAAACTTTCCGTCATTAGCGGCGTGCCGTCGGCGGCTTTTACCGGCTGTCCCTTCTCATCAACCACGTTGAACAGGCCAACAAAGTCATTGAAGGCCGCCTCGGCCATCTCTGGAGATTCGGGTGCCAGTGCAAACTTGTGTTCGAGCGTCAGAATCCGGTTGGCATTATCAACGGCAAATTTTGCCTCTTCAACCGTTGGGACAATCGAGAGAATTGGCTTGGCCGCCTCCGCCGCGCGCGCCGTGGCCATGATCTCGCCTTTGAGTGTGGGGTTGGCATCAAGCGCGGCTTTGAAGGCCGGATCTTTGGCTGTCCAATCGTCGAGCGCTTGCGGGGTTGCCGCTGTGGGCTCGGGGGGCTTCTCGCCCGGTTGCGGTTCTTCTGCTGGCTTTGGCTCCTCGGGTGGTTTGGGAGCTTCCACGGGCTGCGCGCCGGGCTCCTGGCTCTCTGCCTCTTTGGCTGCGGCTTCGGCCGCTTTGGTGGCTTCGTCAGGGTGCTCTTGCTTCCACTTTTCGTTTGCTTCGATGAACTGCTCAACGCCCTCTTCGGTGTTCGGATACTTCGAAGAGTCCGGCTGTTCGCTGGGCGCTGCAGGTGCCGGCGCGGTCGGAGCTTCAGGTGCGGCTGGAGTTGGAGGAGCGGGCGCAGCGGGTACGGAGGGTACAGCGGGGGCCGGTGCCGGGGTTACCGGAGCGGGCGCTGGCGCGGCAGGTGCGGATGATGCTGGTACGGATGTTACAGGGTCCATGGTTTCCTCTCTTTGGCGGTTCTGGCGGTGCGGTTACTTACCTGCTCCGGCCATGGCTTCCGTGGCCTTCAAGGTCGAATCGATAATCTCCTTGGCTCCGGAGACTTGGGCGTTGGCGGTTCCTTTGGTCATCGCTGGATCCATCATGGCAATCTGACTCAGCCGGTCGGCCATTCCCAGGGCAAGCTTCTGCAATTCCTGCAGGGTTGCCTGTGTCGAAGGATCAGGACCTTTGCTGGGCGGCGCGCCGGCGGCGTTCACCTTCTGCTGGCGCTGGGCGCGCTCGGCGGCAACCTGGGCGTCCATATCCTCCAATGCGTCGTAGTAAGCATTCAGCCGGTCCCAGGCCTCGGGATCGGTATTCCTGAGATCGCACTCGGTCAGTGCATAGCGGCTAACCTCCTTCTTGGCAATGGTGTAATCCTCGAAGTTCTTGTCGGGCATGACCGGAAGCTTCTTGGTCTGCGCGCCGGTCTGGGGATCGATTGCCACATCCCATGGCTTCGAAAGCAACGTCTGGATGTCGATCTGCGTCTTGGCAACCTGGGCGGCGTCGGGATTGACGGAACCGGGCAGCATGGCGGAAAGCACTGCATCGGCGTTTTCCGGCACCGCAAACCATGCCTGAGCCGCCGGATTGTTGCTGGTCAACTCCTTGAACATGGTGATGTAGCTCTGGCGGAGTTCGTCGGGAGAGGTGGGCAGACCCTGATCTTCATCGCTGAAGACTTCAACCTCGCCGTCCATCTGGCTCCAGTCAACCTGCTGGTTGCGCCAGCCCGCGCCCTTTGCCTGCTCCGCATTCCAAATCTTGTCCATGGCGCCAATTCGCATCAGTTGCTTGGTGCACTCGATCGCATTGCGCGCGGCTTGCGCACATTCGTCCTTCACATTTTCCCAGTAGGGCTGCATCCCGGCTGTGGCCTGGCCGAGCATCTGAGCCTGACCCATGCCTGTTTCCACACCTTCCTGTGTTCCGCCGCCGAACGACTGAGGCGGCAGCCCGGCGATCAGCTCGCAGAATGTCATCAGCATCTGCGGATAATTCCATGCGGATGGGTTCAGCGGTAGATCGTAGTGGGCGAAAACCTCGCTGAGGGGTCGAGCTTCGCCGTTGACCCGCATCGGAATCGCGAAGATGTGCCCCGGTATCAGCGAGCGCTGGTCTGCCTTGTCGGGATCCAACCGGGCACCATCCGCCACATTCAGACCGGTTGAGGCGCGCTGCATCCAGTCGTCGAGCATCTGCATGGCGGCATTGAAGCGCTGATTAAACGGCACTACGCGCTCGCCGATTGACGGACAGTAGGGACCATAACTTTCGTACAAACGGCAGCTTGACCACTCGCGGCGCATCACCGCCAGGCGGATATCCACCACCACGCCGCCGATCATAGAAACCTTGCAGCCCTCGGGGAAGGTCGCTTCCATGCGCTTGGCAAAGTCTTCGTGATTCAGTTCCCAATAGGCTGTTGGGTTGAGCCAGTTCTCGCTGTACGTCGGCCGGCTCTGATTGAGGTCGCTGGCGTAGCCTGAGGTCACCGACTTTAACTGAGTCCTCATCAGCTTTTCCCAGTCGGCGTTCGGCGTTGTCTCGGCGGTTGCGCCGGCGGAGATCTTCTGACGGAAAGTTGGGAAGAGTTTCAGCGCCTCGCCAAAAGCGATTTCACGGTCATAGCTGAGCGTGGGTGATTGCCACCACTCTTTCACGCTGGGACAAACGTCGATCTCAAGCGGAGAGTGGACGGTCTGTTTTACGCTCGCCCGCGGCACCTTCTTTGTGCCTGCGATCTGCAAACTTGTCCGGTTGCCCTCGCCGGAAGCGTAATAGCTCTCTGGGCCCATGGATGTTCCGCAACCTGGGCAGGGGATCATTCCCTGGCCCTGGTCTTGAATCTTGTCCATGGGTGTTTCCAGGCCGCAGTTCATGCACTTCATTCGCGCAGGTGCCTGAATCTCCATATCGGCGAAGATGTTTTCGTCGTCGTAGCCGTTTTCAATGCCGTCCAGCACACCGCGGGTGTAGCGGAAGTAGCAGCCAAAGGTGTACAGGCACTCGTAGATGGTGCGCAGCATCTTGCGCACCTGGTTCTTGCGATCAAGGATGGAGATCAGATCTTGCGCGGCTTTGGCCGTCTGGCTGTCCTTGGGCTTTTCGGCATTGGCGGGCCGAACCACACTCTTTGGAATCGCGCGGGTCAGGTTGCCGACGAATATCTGCTTGAACATGAGAGTGATATTGTTCATCCACTTCTCAAGTTCAACGCTTTCCCCGTCCTCGACCAGACCGTTGTTGCGGATCTCGGCGAGCGCGTCAAACCAGCAGTTGCCGGTCTGGTCCCATCCCACCCACTGAATACCCTTCTCCATCATTACGGTGAGCATCCAAACGCGGATCCTCTCCATGCGATCCTGCATCCAGCCCGAGCGGAGATGGCTGATTGTCGCGACAAGCTCGTTCTTGTCCTCTTCGGTCACGCCGAAGGTAGAGAAATAGTCCACCTGGCCGCCGGCAGTCGTCGGCATCTTGAGTGCCGGGTTCTGCATTCCAGGCGCAGCTGTGGCGCTGACTGGATCTGCCGCCCTGCCTATCGGATTGATGGTGAATGCCGCCATGCTATCCCTTCGCTTGATGCAGGTTACGGTGATTCATCGCCCGAGTTACAACCTCAATGCCAGTTAGAGGCCGCGGCACAACATGCAGAGGCTCTTCTTTCTTGGGTTCCGCAGGAAGTTCCAGAACCTGAGCGACGGCCTGCGGTTGTGCTTGGCTGGCTGACTGAGCAACGAGAACCGGCTGGGATGGCTGATACTCCCACTCGCTCAACTGGCGACTGCCGATCTGCGCGCGCAGCTCGGCTTCGAGTTTCGCGCGCAACTCGGAAACCTCTGCTTTGAGGTTGTCGTTGTCCCGCTCCAGCCGTTCGTATTGTTCGCGAGTTACCCAACCAAAAGTCATGTTTTATGCCCACTCACTGACGATGACGCCGGTGGCTGTTGCGGTGGCGCTTAGAAGTTGCACGATTGGAGTGCCCAATGTTGCTGTTCCGCCAGGGCTGTCGACATTGCCGGCGGAGCCTGGATTGCCAAGCGGAGCCTGAGTACCGCTGTGGATGTTGTGCTTGTCACCAAACGTCAATTGCGGAAACGAAACACTAGTGCCAGCCACAGCCGGAGAGGGAGCGAAATTCCCAGCAGCCAGGCCCACCGTAGGAGCAGCCGGTTCGGAGTTGAGCGTGATATTGCTCGACAACGCAAATGGATCAAGGGCGTTGTATTGAAGGCCCTGCGCAGCGCCTGAGGTAAATGCTGGATCTTCAATAATCTCGACGAATTTGGCGAAGGTGGTAAGACGAATGACGGTAAAAAGACCGCCCGTTGCAGCGACCGGATACCACGTCTGTTTTGGGTTGGTTTGCGGCATCTGAATCTCCTTTTCGATTCCAACAAATAGGGCAGCCCGCGAAGGCTGCCCTGCTGATACCTGTTGGCTGTTAACTGAACTTGATCTTGCGCATATCCTTTGGAAAAGCCCGCCTCAGACTTCCCCGCGGCGTCTTGAAGTAGGCACCGGCATACTGCAGGGCCCAGGTGAGCACCGAAGCCTGCTCTACCGGGTCCGTGCCCGGCTGAGAGACCCGCTGCAACTCCTCGCGGATGTTCTCCATCTCGGCGGTGGTGATGAGTGCCACGCTGGGAATACGTCGTGTTAGGCGTGTCATTGGGTGTCGGCTGCTCCGCTTCCGGGCTCAAACGTTCCACCGTCGGGCTCTGTGGCTCCCTGCTGACCGCCTGTGGCATCCAGAGCAGTCTGTTCCGCGCCAGCAGTTGCCTCTGCCGCAGCCTTCTCTTGTGCTACTGCATCGAGATCCTCGGCGCTCGGCTTCTCTTTGTCTGCAGGCTTGACAATAGCCAACTGACTGGCCAGGAATATCTCGTTGAGTCCCTTCACGCCGTAGTAAACCCGCTTGTTGATGTACTCGACGTGGCTGATAGTGTAGGTCTCCGGATATTTCTTGGACAGCTTCGGATCGATGACCACAACTTGGGAATCGGCCGGAATGTCTGCCGGGAGAGAGGATGAGGTGGTCTCAAGTCCAACATCCGCGCCAGGATTGCCAGAGATGTGAGCAGTCAGCACTGAAAGAGGAGTGCTGGGGGCTTCTACCGCACCGCTTTCGTTCGCTTGGCCTACCGGCGTGTACCCCTGCTCGAAAGCCGCGGCGGGTGAATAGCTGCTGCAGCCGTCCTCGTACTGGACATAGTAGCCGCCGACCTGGGGAGCTTTGCTGCTGTACCACAGACGGGTGACGTCTACATGAGCTGCGCCCGCGAGTGCGAGGCGATGAAATCCGGGGGTTGGGCTCAGCGCCACGCCCATAATCTTGGCGGCGCGCACGGTTTTGTGGCAGAGGTACTCGGGCAGGCTGACCTCGGTGAGACTGCCGTCGGCTTGGGCTTGGAAAATCTGTTCGCTCATTAAAAACTCCTCATCTCTCGTTTCGCTACTTGTTGATATTTCCGGCCGCCGGGCGGTCTGCGGCTTCTGATTTCTTTACACCTGGCTAAGTTTGCGCTTTACCGCTGTTTTCTAAGCCATAGCCTTTTCGCCTTGCGTCCCGTTTGGCATTGCGATCGCGATGGCTGGAGCCTTTCCGTTCGAGGTCGCAGTTGCTGTCGCTGTGGCATTCCGTGTAGCCACGGTGGAGGTTTTTGTTGGCGCAACCGTCGACGTCTTGGTTGAAGTTGACGCACCTGGCTTTATCATTGTGTCTCTCTCCTACGAGGTGAACAACACGACTTCCGCCGCGCGGCGCGCTACCAGCCCCGGTAGTTTAGTTTCTACGCCGTTGATTGCGCCGTAGACCCACGCGGGCATTTGAAAGGGTACCTGGTCCCAGCCATGGTGCAGCATCGTGGCGAAATGGGCGGCGCCCTCATTGTAGATGAAGTCTGCGCAAGCGTTCCACTGATTTTGTGTTGCCGTTGGCGGAAGCATCCGCGCGAGCGCCGGATCATAGATCGTGGCCATGTCCTGATCGAGAATGAAGTCGGCCTGTGCTTGCGTGATGCCGTTCGAAACGTCAATCCCATAAACGGTCTGCGATTTTTGCTCAACAGGTGTTAGATCGTGGCCATGGCCGATCTGCGGCCCGCGGTTATCGGGCCTCACGGTCAAGCATAGACCCTCGTTCTTTGCGATGAATACCTTGCCCGCATCAGATGTTTTCATGTTTTCCTTAAAAAGTCAGCTCAAATCTTTCAGGCTTGCCTTGCCGATAATGACCAGCACACAGAACCAGGCCGCCTTCGCCGCCGCAACCACTAACGCCGCTGGCTTGTTCACACCAGCGCCTGCTCGACGGCCGTCGCGATCTGCCGCTCAGCCATGCCAGTGCAGAACGGGGGAGCCGAAAGAACGGTGATGCTGAGAGTAGAACCGTCGTAAGTCCAGCTCACGGTCACGCCGCTCGTCTTCGCTGTGCCGGAGTTGCCGGAGATGGAAACGCCAGCCGCCGCGCATTGAGCTTCCATTGCGGCGTATTGTGCTGGCGTTACCTGCCATGTTTGAGCTTTGTTAGACATTGTTATCTCCGGTTGTTTGTTTCAATCCACGCCCCCGCGTGGGGGGGGGGAGACCGTTTCAGAATAGCTGCTGCTGCTTCCGCTTGAGAAGCAGTGCGCGCCTAAGCTTGGCCGCCGCGCTGCTCTGAGCCGTACCAGTCGATGGACCGCCGAAATAGACCTGAAGCCCGGATTTGACGATCACGACGCCGGGGTTTTGCCACTCGCCATAGATCGCGTTCCACACGACGCTGCCGCTGGAATTGATCGCGACGTCAGCGCCCGCTCCCACAAAGCCCGTCAGAAACGTATTGCCCACCGCAGGGACGGTCGAGCCGGCGCCACCTCGAAGGTACACGCGGAACGAATCCGCGGGGATATTCGTCGACTTGAGAACCGATGCAACAAACTTGGTAGGGACATACTCGGCATAGCCGCCGTAGGTTGAGAAACCTGCCGTCCCGTAATTGCGCGCCAGCGCGCCCAGGTAGATCGAATTCACGTAACCATTGCTGTCGGCGGCCGAGTCTTTTACGTCGAAATTTGTAAACTCAGTTGAGCCGACGGTCCAGGTCCCGTGATAGTGAACTGCGTCAGCGGTGGATCCAACGCTCAGCGCGATGCCCGTCTGCGCCATCAGTGCACTGGCAACGACCAGCATTACGGTCAAGGTTGCAACTTTTAGAATCGAATTCATTGTGTTTCTCCTTGTGAAACAGGGTTGGGCGCCGTGGCGCGGGTTACTTGGTGGGTTCAGGCACCGGCGTAAAGTCGACATAAAAGACTCCGTCGATTGGGAGCTTCTTCACAGCATCGCGATTGGTAATCACCATAGAGATGTGGCCTTGTGGCGTCGCGGCGCTGTAACTGTTGTCTTCCGGCGTGTTGCTGTAGCGCGGTTCCATATCGATCTCGACACGGGTGCTTGTCGCGCTGTGATTGGTCACCTTTGTAACCGCGAATTTTCCTCTGACAGCGAACATAACGTTTCCCTTTCATTGTGCGCCGCGGCGCGAGTTATCGGATGAGCGCAAGATCAGCTTCGAGCTGCGCCAGATTAAGGCCTGTCGGATCTACGCCGCTCTTATCGAACCAATCGGGAGAGATGGCCGCGTAGATCTCGTCGAAATACGCAGAGAAGAACTCCCAGGTCATCTGATAGAGCGCTCCCCAACTGATCGCCACCGGCCCGGTTTCGTTGTAGCCGATCAGCACGACGCAGTGCCCGCCGTCGATGCTTGTGTCGTCTGTTACCGTCCACTCGGTCTGACCCATGGCGCTATTGGGGAAGTTAAGCCCTGTGTACAGCGGTC